GAGGCCGCGCACCAGGATCTCATCCGTGGTGAAGCCGGCTTCGAGGCTCGTGTCGAACCGCACCCCGCCGCGCACGCCGAGGTATTGGAACGAGAGGTCGCCGAACAGGGCGAACACCTTGCTCACGTTCGCGCTGGTGCTGTAGGCGGGCATCGCATCCACCCAGCGGATCGGGAAGCCGTCGAGCGAAGCGCCGTTGACGCCGTTGGCGATGTAGGGCTTGTCGCCGGCGGTGTTCAGCCCCGCGAGGTGCTGTTCAAACGTCGGGTGCAAATAGTATGCGGCGCGGCCCAGCGCGGCGGCATCCACCACGCTGCGCAGCGTGCGGAAGTTCGCGAGGGTGGCGTCGCTGTATTTGGTCTTGGTGCTGGCCATCTGCGTGACCTTGCTATCCGTGATGGTGCTGGTGCACAGACCTTCGGCAGTGCCGTTGAGGCCCGAGCCCGCGCCTGTGCTGCGGAACACCTGGTAATCTTCCACGTAGGCCAACTGGCGGGCGACGTAGCGGGCGAGGAACTGGCCGATGTTGACGATGCTGTCCTCGACAATCTCGGCGGGCAGGCGCACGAGGCCGCCGAACTTCTCGGCGGTGAACGTCACCCAGCCGTATTGCGGGGACTTCTCCGTAACCGTGCCGCTGCCGGCGATGAGGCCGAACGTGGTGTCCGTGGTGAGCTTGGGCAGCTTGGTCGTGCCGGTGCCGAGCGGGAACACGGTCGCATACTGCCGGGCCGCGCCCCATTGCGAGACGAGTTCCACGACTTCGCCGCTGTAGCCGGTGGGCAACGGCATGTCGCTGCTGGTGATGGCCGTCTTGGCTTCGATGCCGGTGATTTCCTTGAACATCGCTTCCGCGTTCGCCTTCTCGCCCCCGGTGATCTGACCGCCGCGAATACCGGCGAGCATGACGACCGCGCCGAGGTGCCGCGCGCAATCATCGCTGACCGCGCCGCGCCGGGCGACGGCGGAACTCTGGCCGCGCTTGAGCAGCATCTTCTGGACTTCCTTCAAGGTGTCGGCGGATTTCTTCTGATCGTCTTGGACGATTTTCAGCAGGGCCGGCAGACCTTTGATGGCGGCGAAGCCACCTTCGGCGGTGCCGAGGTCTTTCACTTGGGGAAACAGGTCCTTGTAGCCTTTGAGTTCGGCGAGGGCATCGCTGAATTCCTTGACCTGTTCCGGCGTGATGAGCGCGTTGAACAGCGCGCCGCACGGCGCGGCCACCGCGAACGCGGCGAGCTGGGTGAGGGCGATGCAGGTGATGCCTGCGGGGACGGACATCACGCCCAAGGACATGAAGCCGATAAACGTCGCCAGCAGCGCCAGCGAATATTTTGCGAAGTTTTTCATAATAGTTTGCTTTCGGTTTGGCCTGCCACAGCCGGTTGGTTACGCGCGTTTCAGAATCTGAGTTACGTCGCGGGCGAATAATTGCAGCAACCGCGCCTCGTGATTACCGGACCCCGAGGCGCTCGCGTTGGGTTCGGTTTCCGCTTCATTGCCACAAAACTTTTTCAGGAAGTCCGCCAGTTCGCGGACGTCGGCCTTGTCCACCGCGCCGGCCTTCATGGCGTTCGCCAGGGCGTTCGGGTTCGCGGGGATGCTCACGGCCGAGAGTTCGAGCAGTTCCTGCTCAAGATATTTCCGGCGATACGCGGACTGGTCGCTGCCGGTCTCCCAGCGGATGGGGATGAAGCCCACGCTCACGGCGTTCAGGAACTTCTGCCGATACATGTCGTAGGCGATCTTGGCGATGGGGTTGATGTCCACCGCGAAGAGGATGCGCTGGAAGAGCGCCGTGCCGCGCACCTCGGTGATGAGCGCCTTGCCGAGCGTGAACATCACGTCGCCGTATTTGTGCGAGTTCTGGAACACGGGGTTCTTCTTGTAGTTGCCGAGCTGCCAGCCGGCGGCGGTGACCACCTCATCATAACGGTCCAGCGTCTCATCGCTGGCGGTGAAGTCCACGATGGGCAGCTTGCCCTGGTCGCCGGGCACTTCGATCTTCACGTTCAAGCCGCCGCGCAGGCCGTAGTTCCCGCCAGCCAGTTGCACGCACCGGTCGCCGAACTCGGTGGCCAGTCCGGCACGGACTTTCTCTAAATCTGATTGGGTGATGTTGGGCATAGGTTTTAGATCTGGTGGTTGCGGTTCAAAATTGGGCATTGCAACGCGCCCTTGCCGCCTTGCAGAGGCGATGCAAGCCGGCTGAACTCGCGACTGCAGCGGTCACCCGGCGCGCTTAAATCGAATCGTAGTGCGTTCATCCCTTGGCCTCCTTGGTGGCGATGAATTCCTCGTAGCGCAGCAGCCGGGTGGGCGGCGTGGCGCTCTTGCCGATGACGGCGTAACCGAAGCAGCGGCAGTTGATCGTCTCGCCGGGGTCGCCCTCGGGGTCGCCGGGGAACAGGCAGCCGTTCGGCCACTGCGCATCGAGCAGGATGCCGTTGTTCGTCTGGCTGAGGGTTTGGTTCTCCAGGTGGCTCTGCCGGGTGTTTTCGAGATTCGAGGTCTGCCAGCCTTTACGCTGCACGCCGGCATCGGCCATCGCGCCGTAGCGGCCGGCGTTCACGGCGGTGTTCGTTTCGGTGAGGGCGATGACTCCGGCGCGGGCGTCGCTCAGGTTGTAGATGGCCTTCACGCGGTCGGCCACTTCGTTGTAGCCTTCGCCGGCATTGAGCCCCTCGCTTACGGCGGCGATGATCTTGTCCTGCGTGGTGGCGTTGATGTCCTTGAGCTTCGGCTCGCGCAGGGAGAGGAACGCGGTGGCCGCGGTGGGCTTGAGGTTGAAGTCGCCCAGGCCGATCTCCTTGAACAGTTGCGCCCCGCCGAATTGCAGGTCCGCGATGAGCCGGGCTTTCATCTTGCCGATGAGCGCGGCGTCTTCCTTGGCCTTGTCGAAGATGTCGCCCAGGCTGCGGCCCTGCGCTTTTTGGGGAACTTCCTGGGCGAGCGCGGCGAGCACGCGGCCGCGCTGCTCGAAGAAAAACTTTTTCAGCACGCCCGTCTTGGCCTTGATGCTGCCGGCGATGCTGGCCTCGAACTCGGGGTTGGCCGCGCACACGTGCGGCAGTGCCGATTGGCGATTGGCGATTGCCGATTGGGGAGCCGCGAGCGCACGAATCAAACTGTCCGCGCGATCGAGGATGTTTTGCTGCGGCTCGGCGGGCGGCGGCGTGGTGGGTTCAGGCGCAGCCTGACCGACCTCTTGGAGCGAGAAGGGCAGATATGATTTGCCCGCGTGCGGGAGATCGTTGGGCAGGCCGAGGTCGAAGATCTCCGAGCAGTCATCAACCGGCACGCCCATGCTGAACGCGGCCTGCGCGCTGGTGTAGCGGGCGCGGCGGGCGGATTGCATGATGGGCAGCGCTTCCAGGTCGAACCATCCGTAGAGACCGGGGTCGAGGCGTTTGATGAGCGGCTCGAACGCGGCTTCCAACCGTTCGCACAGCGGCGCGACGCGGTTCTCGATGAAGTTGAGCCGGGCGGATTCGCCCACGCTGCGGTTCGCGTCTTCGGTGAAGCCGAGCACCTCCTGCGGCACTTTGAACACCGCGCAGATTTCCTGCCTATTGAACTTGCGGTTTTCCAGGAACTGCATGTCCGTGGCCGAGAGCGTGGGCTTCTCCACCTTCGCGCCGCCGAACAGGAACAGCGGGCGGTCCGCCGTGCCGGCCTTGCGCTTGCGCGCGAGCAGCGCGGCCATGATGGACTTCTGCTGTTCCTCGCTCGCCTGCTGATCGGTGTGGACGATCACGCCGGTGTCGGCGTTGTTCAGCATGAGACCCTTTTGGAATTGCGCGCTGGCGTAATCCGTCTGCGCGGCGAGCCGGGCGACATCGAGCGGGGACATGCCGCGCCAGAAGTTGTAGGGATTAGCGAGCCGGTCCGCGACCAGCTCCTCGGGCAGGAACACCTGCGTGTCCAGCGGCGCGTTGCTGAACCCGGTGTAATGCCAGCCGAGCAGGACGTTCGCGCGGACCTCTTCCCGGAACTGATCCGGCGAGAGGATGATGAGGCGCGTGACGTTGCGGCCATCTTCCACGGGCACGCAGAACAGTTCGCCGCGCAGTTGCAGCCAGGAGACGGCGAGTTCCCAGAATTGAAACCGCGTGAGCTGCGGATGCGGCCGCGCAAAGAGGTCCACCACGGGCCCGCTTTCCACCATGTCCTCGCCGAGCGCCCGCTTGCGCCACTTGCCGGTGCGGGCCTTGGCCGGCGCGGCGTCCACGCGGGAGAACCGGAACGGAATCTGCGCGACCTGTTCCGCGAGCGCC